CCAATTTGATCATCATTAAGAGCATCAAGAAAGTCAACACCGGTATCGCAATTAAAAACAATCCAAGGACTAACCCTACCATTAGCGATGTGATGACACACGCGATTAGGATTGCCAAACCTGAAATAATCACTAAATCCATTTTTAAATTCTCCATGCTCATCTGCATAATCCTGCATCTCCCTAAGGGCACGTTCGAGAGCATCTTGGACTGCTTCCTTACGCATATATGTTTTAAGATATTCTAAGTATACTCGCTCATGCGTCCAATGATCAAGTTTCTTGTTTTCTTTGATCACCCAATCAATAAACATTTTTGGATTAACAGCACGGATGCCCACCATGTGTCGTCCAAATTTGACGAACGCACGATAGTAAGGACTAGCAACAAAGTCACTGTATGACTTCATCTTAGCTGATCCTTGTGTTAGTTCATAGAAGCGTAAGTATGCTTGAAGACCAAACTGTACACCAGTTTCTTTTTCTTCTTGCCAACGTCGTTTTTGTTCGCAGAGATGTACTGCAAGGCTCGACTCCTTGCGAAATTCTTTTTCACAATAGCGACACTTATAGCTCGGCTTTAATTGATTTGTCATCAAGTCCGAGGTTTCGTGCCATGTCTGCAATATCTCGTTTATCATTGATTTTTGCCATTAGATCTATTTCATCAGATTTCATATTAGGATATAACTTGGCCAAGAACTTTTGACTTTTATTATCTCCCTCTTTTTTCTTTGCCGCTAGCCAATAATGGAACTGCGGGCCCATCGCTGGGCTAACAGTAGTACAGGTTAACCATTGTAGTTTAGTATGTTTACTACCTAGTTCAAAGAAATGTTTATTTACACGTTCATTAGTAGCCATTAGATAGTAGGCTTGCAGATCTTTACTGCCGCTGACGTTAGCACCGTATTTTAACATGAGATATGTTGAAAATTTCTTACGATCTTCATCTGTAAAGTTGTCATAGTAACTACGATCCTTGCGATCGTAGGCCTGCATTTCATATTTGATTTCTAAACTACTGCTCACTTCTTATTCCATCCCTTGCTGAGATAACCTAATATCCTGTCTACACTAGACTGCATGTTATTATATTTGTTTTTTAATGCGGTGATTTCATCTGCTTGCTGATTAACTAAATCTCTTAATCTATCAAATTCTACCCTGCTTTCGCGAATAGTCTTGTCATGACTCATTAAGTTTGGTCGAGGTAGAGCATTTGGGTCTACTTCGCGTTTCTTTTTCTGTTTAAATTGATTTGGGTTAAATGCCATCTTTGTAATCCTCCGAGAGCTTATATATAATTATACATTCTTCCACCGCATGTTGTAAAGCACGATTTCGATTACGGTGCTTATATATGTCCGTCCACATACGTTGTTCAACCAATTCTTTAGCCTGCCAACTTTGTCCAATCATTACTCGATCTTTGGTGCCTTCTAAGCGGGCATAGGTAGTTAATCCACCGTCAGGGCTTTCGTAGATGTATGTTCCACCAGGTACCAAATTACCCATTCCAATGCCTTAGGATACCTGCTATGATAAACAGGTTAGTGATAATGTACAATGCTACTATCGCTGTTCTAACTGCCGCTACAACGTCTGCTTCGCTATCAGTAATACCTTCTTTTTGCCCAAGGGCTTTAGCCCACAGACGCCAATATCTATTAAGTATCATAACCACCCCAATGATTGCATTTTTGTGTATAGTATTTTATTATACCAGTTTAAATTACCTTCTGGACCATGGTGTCCAAACCATCCATACTGGTCATAATCTTTAGGTTTAATTTTATCGGCTAAATTAACCGAATATAATGTATCCTCAAATATTATAGTATTAGATAGATTCTTAACACTGTTCATGATACTACTAGCAACTGGCCACAATAGTTGACAGTACAAAGGAACTGAAAGATTTATAACGATTAATCTGGCACCTTTACTAATTAACCATTCATTTAACAAAAAAATTTTTTCTAGTGTTAAAACATCATGCCATTCTTGTCTAAAATAGGTTACAAATTCTTTGTCATTGACAAATACTTCGTTAAATGTAACACTAGATACATCTGACATTACAGAACTTTGCCATTCAGTAGTGTTAAATTGAGAATCAAATTGATAAATGGTCTTATTTGTATGAATTGAACTTTTAGTAATATGTGTATAAACTGAATACCTGTTTATTGGTGGAATACCTAGCAAAAAATAACTATCAGAAAAATCAAAAGTATCATTTAGTATAACATGAATAATATTGTCTAAACAGTTACCAGGGAAACTAAAATTATAAATTTTATCTACACCAAGATCTTTTGAAGCTAGCCCCCAAAAACTGTCTTTTGGTTCTACACAAATAAATGGCGTGCTATACGAATCCCCAAATACATATAATTTAGACATTACCAGATTTTTCCATAATCTACTACTTCGCTTTGTCGACTGATATCTTTGACAAAGTAAGCACACAATGGATGTGGACTATCATTGATTGGCACTGCTAACATCTGTCCTGGACGTAGTTTAGGAAAATACCATTTGACGTCCTGATAGATATCCACGATCTCTATGGGATGGAATTCAGGTTTAAAGCTGTCCAACGGATTAAATGTAAACACACTAAATCCACGATCATTAATACTAGTCAAAGGTATAACTTCTAGGTCACCAAAGTCTGATTCACCGATGAGTATCTGCCAATCCACAGGCATCTTGACTAGATTATCACCAATGCGTAATACCAGCGCAGGGCTATTAAAACTTTCTAAGAAGATCAACGGAATGAAGAAGTAGTCGGGATTCTTTGGATCACTGTTATCTAATATAGCGAAACGCAGATCCTCAACTTCATCTGGAATCTCATTCATCTCATATGCTGTGTTTTCTAGGGTTAGTATATACATAAATTACTGCCAATCAGTCTTTTCAACAATGAATGGGTAGTTAGCCTCCTTGTAAAATTGCTTTCTTTTAGTTAAATGCCTTTTGGCAAACTTACATGTTGATGTTATGTCCCAGATTTGGACGAAGTCTTTGTCTTCCGCTTTGCGAATGCCACGCCCGATACTTTGGATGACCCTAACAAAGCTCTTACCGGGCTCAATAAGCACAAGGTTAAAAACACGAGGAATGTTGATACCAACAGCAGCAACCCCATAAGTGGCGACAATAACCTTGTCATCCATAGTCGCAATGTCGTCATATTGTTCTTTTCTATCATCTGCTTTAGTGCCTCCAGACACGAATACAGCATCTTTAATCTTTTCTATTAGAGCACGTCCTGGTGCGATACGATCTACTAGCACAAGTGTATTACCTGTCTTACGTATCGACTCTACCAATTTGGCGATATAATCCAATCTTGCTTCTGTTTCTAATAGATATCTTAACTCACTTTGATAATCTTTATATTCTACATGGTCAACTAGTTGTAATACATTTACGTGGCAGTTGGCTAATACACCCTGCTCCTGTAATTCACTGGCACTTAACCGGCCAATAACGTCACCTATACTACACTTTAGGCTGACAAATTCGTAGTCTTCCTTGGGTATCGTGCCGGTTAATCCCCAGCGTATAGGTATATGTGCCATTACACCAGTAAGCAGAGTTTTAAGCGCATCTGCTTTGGCCATATGCACTTCATCAACCATGACACAGACAACATCTTGCAAGAACTCACCGATGGTGATATCCACTTCATGATTGCGTGAACCTTTGAGTAGAATGTTTAGACTTTGCCAAGTGCAGATAGTATGTGTCTTGCCAAACTCTTTACGGTCTCCAAAGTAGACTCCAACATCTAATCCCATGTTTATATAGTCTGCTTCTGTTTGTGTGACCAAACTCTTGTTTGGAACTATGACTATAGTGCGTCCATGTGGCTCACAGCAATAACTCAGTGCGGCTGTGATTAATGTTTTACCTGCGCCTGTGGCAATTTCCTGTAAGCACTGTGGATTCTCAAGGAACTTGTTGATGATCTCAACTTGATAATCACGTAAGACGATTGGTTGACCTGCCATTGGGTGTTTCGCAGGCCAATTAATATGTTTGAATGTGTCTTCTGTTACTTCTTCAAAGTCATACTGTGTTTGATAGTCACGTAGATCTTCTAGTTCTAGATGATATCCTTGACTGTCTAGATAAGGAATGATCTCTGGTAATAGATTAACATAGGTACTGCCGCCCATTTGGAAGAATGCTATCTTACCATCCCAACGTCCTAGACGGACTGCTGGCAGATAACGTGCACCGGGTATCTCATACTTGAACATGTTAGATAGTTCTTTGCGTTCATGCAGATCTAATCCTTCTATCTTTACGTTACACTCATCTTTAATTATTAGTCGAGCTAAGGCCATTAGTCGTGTTCTCTTATTTGTGTTGCGCCATAGTAGATGATCTTTTCTGCTCTACGTGTCCAGTCCATCTTACGTCCGCCAAACATCATCTCGAATGTTGTGACCATCAATGGCACAGGAAAGTCCCAGGTCGCAGGTATCTTTCCAGCATATACTACTTTAACACGATACGGATCATAATCGCTAGTCTTTGTTTTACCATTTCTATCAAAGCGTACGACCTCTTCTTCTTCAAAACGTGTTAGATCTATTTCAAACAAGGTAGGATTATAAATGCAGACGGGATAACGATCTGTTATTTCAGCATAGTCAAATATCATATTCAAGTGTGTGGGACTTGGGGGTAAATGTATGCTGTGCTTACTACCAATGGCTACCAGTGCTGTAGGATAATGTTCCATGCAGTAGTTTTTAATATCATCGTCTATGTCGTACCCACACAGGCCAGCAAGGTCAATTAACTTGACTAGATTATCTCGACCAAACCCACCACGAGCTTCAATATACTCAATTAAACTTGTTGAGGCATTAGTTATTTTATAACCCTTCTTATCTTGGACTAGTTTGATCTCAAAAGGTTGCAGTTCACACTCGAGTATTTGTGCAAATAATTCCTGCACACGATGATCGATTTCAAATCCGTAGCCATTGGCCCATGGTATGATCCAGTTGACATTGTATTCTGTGATGGCCAAGTTCCATAATTTTTTATCACGATCATACCAAGCTCGTCCTTGGCTAGCTTCCCTAAAGTTTTGTAGCTCTTTGATCAAGTCGTTGTCATAGGGGAACTTGACTACTATGCAGTCACTATCTAACCAAACAGCCTTGGTACGATCCATCTTACGTGGTGCCAGTCTGAACACAGGATTCTCTGCTGGACTAACATCTATACCCATCTTAGCGAACTGTCTACGGTACTTTAATACCAGTTTAACAGCTAGTTCTGCTTGCTTATCAGTGAGTGCTGTGCCAAACACTGTAGTTGATGCCATACTGTTTACTATGGCTATGTCATAACGAGCCAGGCTTATTCTATTCACGCTGTGTGGTGTGATTAGGGCAGTAAGACCCACTTCATAACCACCGAGGTATTCCAGATAGTCTTCCACATGAGTATAGGTTATCATACTATTATTATATAGTGGTTGATATTGGAAAGTCAACCTAAAAAGAAGCCCGGGTATTTCTACACGGGCTTTGAGGTCACCGCACTAGG